GCGTGCCCGTTCGAGTCAAGGTGCCGGCACTTGCAGTGACGACGAAGCTTTGGGTACAGGTATGGAATAATACGAACTTGTCCGAAGTGGACTTCTACTTTGGAGCTCACGGGCACGCATAACGACTAACTGCACAAGGAGACACCGCATGCACGCAGTACACGAAACAGAACGACAAAGGCCGGTAATCGAAGACGCAGCAATCGACGCCGAGTCGACGACACGAAAGTTCGAGAAGCAGATCGAACATGTACTACTCAAGATGCACGCCGAGGAAGTGGACCGACTCGTAGGGGCAAAGAACAAAGAGTTCAACCAAATAGGGCAAGCGACCCAAGCTTGGTATGCAATGCTGTTCGCAGCGAACATTTTCCGAGAAGGGGCGGAGCACAAGGAAATGGTACGAAAGGTCTTGGCCTCGAGCTTGGTCGTTCTCGGAACGATAATCAAGTATACGTACGCTCTCGGCGTTCGACGGGGGATGGCTCGACCCAAGCTGAAAAGCGGCGCTGTGCGTTGAGCGAGACGGAAACGTCGACAATGAAACGACGTGAGCCGCCTCAATGGATGAAGGACGAGTTCACCTCAGCACGGGAGTTATTGGGCATTGACGATGCATGGCATATCTTTGTACAAGTCAGTGATGATATGGCACATGATGGTGCAGCTGACGGTGAGGTAGAGACAGACGCCTCTTCACTGAACGCGACCATTCGATACGCATCGAACCTTGCTAAGGAAAATGGAGCTGAGATTGCAACGCACGAGATGCTCCACGTGCTGCATTCAGAGGTCGATGAGTTCGTTGAGACGATCGCCAAAGAGCATCCTGCACCGGACATGATTATGTCTTTGTATGATGCGCACTACGAGCGCTTCGTACACCGGCTGGCCAGAGCACTTGTCCGCAATATACGACAGACGCCGAAAGTAGAGGAACAGCCAGATGGGTGAAGAGGGCGAAGGACTTAATTGGCCGCACAAGGGACGCTTGCGGCTATATTTGGATAGTTGGGAAGGTTGGCGATGGAGTATGTACGAGCACCGATGCCGCCAGCGTAGGAAGGCCCGCAATATACGACGGGTGTTGAAAGTAGAGGAGGTGGCTTCATGTTGTGGGTAAGCTTCGGACATTGGAGGGATTCGTGTGGAGTGTTCTTCCATTGTAAGCGGATCTACGTCAAAGGCTATATCTGGACCCCATTCGTCCGAGTGTTTCGACGTTACACGAGCTGGCTTGGATATTGGGGAAAGTAGAGGACACCGCATGACTGAGAAGAAAATAGAGCATCCTAGAGTGACCGTCGAAAGATATCTTGGCTTGGTCGATGAGCGAGACGCCGCACAGCGCACTTTGATACAGGCCGAGGCTGCATTGCAACGTGCGACGATGGGCCTTGAAGCCGTACGGGAGGAGATGTTCAAGTTCGTTGGGCCCAATGTATGGTGCAGAGTGTTTAAGTTCGATACTCGCGCCGTATTGGTGTGGTGGAAGTCCGCAGAGGCTTCTAGAGTCGAAGTGCTCGAACTTGAATAGAGGTTAACGTGGCTGAACCCGCGGTCGTGGCATCGATGCGAGAATTTAAGCAAGGATTGCTCGCTCAAGAAGCTGGTCAGATGCAGACGATGGCGAAGCGATGGCTTACGGTCGAGAACGCACTTGATCAGCAGATCTCGGACCTTACTGAAGACATAGCACAACGTCGGGATAAGGGCGAAGTCATATCGCAGTCCAAGCTCTACCAGCTCCAGCGTTATCAAAGCCTGATTAGCCAAACTCAGCGGGAATTCACTAAGTACGCCGATTGGGCGGGAGATGACGTAGGGAAGTTCCAGAGACGAACTGGGATCTTAGGGATACAGAGTGCACAGGACGCGATAACTCGATCGCAGCAAGCCGGCGGAGTGACAACGATGTTCGATCGATTGCCTATAGAGGCGGTTGAGAACATTGTGGGATATGCAAGGAATGGTTCGCCGCTTAACCTACTGCTTCGACGGCGTATGGTCAAGGATGATCAGGGACTACCTCTTCCGGGAGTCCTTGAACGAATAACTGGCTCTTTAATAACTGGAACAGCACTAGGACATAGCCCCCGAAAAGTCGCGACAACGATGCGGGACGATCTTGCTGGGGGTTTAGCGAAGGCCTTGCTCATTGCACGGACGGAAGGACTAAGGCCATATCGCGAAATGAGTCGACAGCAGTACGAGGCAAGTGGCGTAGTCTCAGGACAGCGTAGGCTGACTGGCCACGATGGCCGAGTATGCGCGGCATGCTTGGCCGATGAAGGATCGTTGTACAGGCTTAATGAAACCATCCCCGACCATCCTAATGGCCGTTGTACATCGATACCGGTCGTTAAGGGAATGCCGGAGGTGGAGTGGCTGAAGGGCGAGGATTGGTTGTTAGCGCAACCGGAGGAAGTCCAACGATCTGTATTGAGGCCGGCCAAGTTTCAGTTGTGGAAGGACGGAGCGTTTAACTTTAAGGACATCATTAGTTGGCGCAGAGACCCAGTTTGGGGTCTTTCACTATCGCCTAAGTCCGCTGCCGTTCTAGCACCTGAAGAGTCGAAGCAGTACATGCAAGGAGCACCTATACCTCCAGGCACAGTTCCTGCTGGATGGGAAACGGTGTCTGAGGCCGTAAGACTTGTGGGCTTGACACAGTCACGAATTCAACAAGCTATGCAGGAAGGCAACGTCGAGTACCGGGTCATTGCGATTGGGAAACGCAGACATACAATTGTAAGGATGTCCGACGTACGGAAGCTGCTGGTCGGTCCGACTCCCCCTAAACCCGTGATAGGATGGGTTACGGTCGTCGAGGCTGCAGACATAGCTGGTCTGAGTACTGCACGCATTCGAGGACTAGGTAAGGAAGGCAAGATCATTACCGAGAAGCGGCCGCATGGCAATCGACTGCTAATGATGGTCGACGTCGCATCTCTAAACGCGTATCTGGCAACGAAGGGAAAGAAACCACCTCCTTCGAAACCGCCCCCTATACCTCCTGCAATATCAGGAGCTTGGGTAACAGTAGCAGAAGCTGCGAACCTTATCGGTAAGAGCACTGCGCGAGTACAGGGGTTGATAAGAGAAGGCAAGCTTACCGGTCAGTCGATGAAGGTCGGCGGTGCAAAGCGAGCTACGATACATGTCAGCATGGCAAGCATCAACGCGTACTTGGGTAAAGGTCCAGGACCGAAAAAGGTAACGAAAGTGCCTTCCGGATACGCCTCGATCTCGGTGCTCGCAGACCGACTCAAAGCGACTGTCGCGGAGATCGAAGGAGCGATTGGGAAGTTTGCGATCAAGGGAACAACCGTTCACCTCTCCGGGCTCAGTATACCCTTACAGGTGTACAGGCAGAGTGAGGTACGGATCGCATTGGAAAGATATCTCAAGGAGCAGGTACCTAAAGGATACACTTCCTTCGCAAAGCTACGAACGCTTACGTACTTGTCCGCCACAGACCTGCTCGACGCACTGATGAAGTACTCAGTGCCGCAAGTGAAGTCAAGAGGTGTTCCATACTATCCAGAAGCGGAAGCAATGGATGCGGTTCGCAAGTGGAGATCAGCAAAGGTAACAACAGGATGGGTAACGGTCGCTACTGCCGCATCAATGATAGGCAAGAGCACAGCGCGCGTTCGAGGACTCGCTAAGGAAGGTAAGCTCACAAGCGAACGTCGAGCCGATCCTAAGTCCGGTCGAAAGATGATAATGATCTCGCAAGCATCAATCGACGCTTACCTGGGAGGCGCTGCACCAAAACCGACTACTGCGCCGAAAATCACTAAGCCAGCCGTTTCGGTGCCAGGCAAAACACCAAAGGCCGGTATGAAACGAACTACAGTGATCGCGTCGGAGCTTGGCTACACTCATTCGGAGGTATTGTATCTCGTCAGCCGTTTAGGACTAGAGTCGTTCCATTTGATTCGAAAGACCGGCAAGTGGTTCAGCGGCATGTACGCATATCCTGACGAAGTAGCGGCAGCTGCGAAACGCGAGGGCTATATAGCGAAAAGAACGATGGCCGAGAAACGGGCAGAAGCGGCTACGAAGCGGGAGGAAATGGTAAAGCAATACGGGAGCTACGGCAGACTGTCTCGCACCGAAAAGAACAATGCGATACTGAAGTTCTTGGAAGCTCCTGTTGCATCGCAAACCAAATGGGTGCCGAAATGGCTTACCAAGGGCGAGAAAATGCCGAGATATTTCGAAGACGCTGCCAAGCGGTTTGGTCAGTTAGTAGGCAGAAGGAGCGTTCTGGGAACGTCTCGAAAGATCAAGATGCGCCTTACCAAAGAAGGACGCGCTTTCCATCGTGGAGGGCAAGGAATCTTTCTTAGTAACTGTTCGGGGATGTCTACGGTCATTCATGAAATGGGACATGAATTAGAAGAAGCCGACCCCGAGATTCGCCGAGAAGCACTTCTCTTCTACGATCGCCGAACGCAGGGCGAAAGCCTCCGGTGGCTTGGCGACAGGTACGACAAGCACGAGAAAACACGGAAAGATAAGTTCACCAGCCCATACATGGGAAAGGATTATGGTCGTTCAGCGACGGAGTTGATCTCTATGGGACTAGAATACTTCTTTGACGATCCCATGAAGCTGGCACGAAATGATCCGGATATGTTCGACTTCATATACGCGGCAGTGCGCGAGTAGGACACATAAAGGCGCTGTGCGTTGGGAGAGGAATGATGGCGACAACGATCGTAGTTAGAGGGGAGACGGCGATAATCGACGCCTCTTTAGAGCGCGGAATGTTCTTGACGAGTACAAGTCCGACGTTGTTGAACTATCTAACCGCGCAGTTGCCAGTAGATGGACCTAGTGGGGCCGATCCTGATCCTTTACACCATGAAGCGATGAGGATGGTTGAGCTATTGGGTGGACGGATTACGGAAACAGAGGATCTGACTCCGTATTTCGTGCCAGATAGAGTATATTAGGGGTGAGACGCCCAGTCGAGCGAGATGCTTGACCTGAAAGGAACTACGATGTCAGACGATAGAACAGAAGGAACAGAAGGAACGGAAGGACAAACGCCACCAGCTGCGGGCGCAAACGGACAGGCGGGGACAGGGACTGAAACCGAAACTGTGATTGCGACATGGGATGAAGTGGTAGCAAGCCTTCCAGAAACATACCACGGTATGTTCGATGAGCACGTTCGTGGGCTTCGCTCGGCGCTCGAGACCGAGCGAGGACAGCGTAAGGACTTGTCCAAGCAGTTGCGAGCTGCAACGGACGGACTTGAAGAGGGAAGTCAAGCGCGGGAAGCTCTTGAAACTCTTCAGGGTCGACTGGACGAGGCTGAACAACGAGCGGACTTTTCGGAGTCTGCGGTAGCAGAAGGAGTAACGAACCCGAAGTTGGCGTACTTGGCGGCGCAGCAAATCGAAGCATTTGATCGTAGGGGAAATCCTGATTGGGGAGAACTCAAGAAGCAATTCCCTGAACTGTTTCGAAAGGCTACGGTGCCGACGGCCAATGCGGGTGCTGGAACGGATACGCCACCAGCAACAGGCGTGTCTATGAATCAACTCATCCGTCGGGCCTCTGGACGGACTCAGTAAGTAACGAAAGGAAGGAATTTCCATGCCATACGATAGCATTATCACTCGAGTCAACGCTACGGCGCTTATCCCTGAAGACGTGTCGGCCGAGATCATCCAGGGTATCGCCACCACCAGTCTCGTGATGCGCTTGGCCCGTCGCTTGCCGAACATGACCAGAGCACAGCGTCGAATGCCAGTCCTTTCCGCGCTAGCTACGGCGTACTTTGTCGATGGAGACATCGGTTTGAAGAAGACGACCAAGCTTGAGTGGGAGAACAAGTACATCAACGCAGAAGAGATCGCTTGCATCGTTCCGATTCCAGAGTCTGTCCTGGACGACGCGAACTATGACATCTGGTCCGAAGCACGTCCTCGAATCATCGAGGCGATCGGTTATCTCTTTGATCGTGCAGTCTTCAACGGCACAGCGGCTCCTGCATCCTGGCCGACCAATCTTACGGCTGCAGCAACTGCGGCAGGAAACAACGTCGCTCTTGGAGCGGGTGCGGACATCTACGATGACGTCATGGGCGATACTGGAACGCTGTCGACGGTCGAAACCGATGGCTTTGTTCCAAACGGCCACGCGGGAGTCATTGCAGTTCGTGCCTTGTTGCGCGGGTTGCGAGATACCAACGGTCTTCCAATCTTTGTACGCTCGATCCAGGAAGGTGGAGGGTACGAGTTGGACGGTTCGCCCATTCAGTTTGCGGACAACAACGGGATGGATGCGACAGCCAGTTTGCTGATCTCTGGTGACTGGTCTCAGTTGGTGTACGCTATGCGCCAGGACATCACCTGGAAGATCCTCGATCAGGCTGTCATTACGGACGGCGCTGGAAACATCATCTACAACTTGCCTCAGCAGGACATGGTCGCGCTCAGGGCGGTCGTTCGCCTCGGTTGGCAGGTTCCAAACCCGATCAACATTCTGGAGCCGACGGAAGTCGATCGTTACCCGTTTGCTGTTCTGACTCCGTAGTTCGAGGGGGGTCTTAGCAGACCCTCCTAGTTCGTTTGGTTAACTCGAAGGGCGCATTGCGCCTATGAACGTTGAAAGGAGCAGTAACGATGGGACTTTATCCCAGAACGGTCGAATCGATGGCTGACTTTATGTGGCCACATCGTATTCCCGAGAATCGTGTGTTTTGCGTCGACGACGTCAATGGCGATGACAACTACAACGGCTTCTCGTGGCAACGACCGAAGAAGACCATCATGGCGGCGGTCAATCTCGCCCGCTATCTGAAGGGTACTACGACGATCGATGACACCAAAGATCATCACTCTGTGGTCTTGATCGCTCCCGGCCACTACAACGAGCAAGTGTTGTTCAGTGGTTACAATATCCACTTGATCGGTGCCAGTGCAGGAGTACCTGGTAAGGACTATGGCGTTTCGATCAACTACGATGGGGCAATTGCGGCTACAGCAGCCTTGGGCTTCTCAGGAGCAGGCATTTCACTGCACAACTTGCACGTTTACTGCGCTGCAGCGATTCCGGCGGTCTTTATCGCTGGAGGCGACAACAACTTGGTCGATAACGTCGTTGTCGAGTGCGATGGTACGCTCTGCACCTACGGTATTCAGGCCGAATCGATGAAGGGCTCCTGGATTCGCGACTGTGTCATCCTGAATCCTATCACTGCGGGAATCTTCGCAGACGGTGGTGCTGATCGTTACACCATCAATGGTGGTATTGAGCGTTGCCAGATCAAGGTTGCTACGAAGGCGGGCGCGAAGGGTATCTTTGTCGAAGGTACGATGACCGCCTACAACTTCCGCATTTTCCAGAACTTTATCGATGCGGTAGGAGGCGGAGCGACAGGTAAGGGTATCGACAACGATGCAGGCGTCATCCACATCGGAGACAACTACGTTGCGGTCGCCGCTGGTGCAGTCGGGATCGAAAGCGCTAGCATCGGTATGCTGAACAACCATGTGTCGATCGACGGTACCGTAACAGATCCTATGGGCGATACCTAGGCCTAACGATCTGTAAGGCACTGCGGACAACAACGACAACCTGTAAGAACCTGTAAGGAGGTCTTTCAGATGACAGTAGCACTGAATTATGTGGGACGCGGCAACTCGATGGTGATTGATGTCACCGGACAGGTTGCGGTCGCGCTTGGAAGCATTCTGAATCCTGAAGGCGCGCAGCTCGCGATCCTGCGAACAGAGTTCAACATCATCACTCCCAGCACTGGCGCAGCTACGCTCAACGCCGGCATCGGCGCAGCGGTCGATACGGACGCTAGTGATATCTTGAGTGCTTTGACGCTTAACGGCGCTCTCACAGGGAAGTGGTACAACGGGCATGTTCAGATCGCGGCGGCAGAGACGGAGATCACCGTTCTTTGGGAGGATGGGGAATATCTCGTCCTCACGGGATCGGCAACGACTGTGGGCTTTGTTGGCCGGCTGTACGTTGAGTACACCCGTCTGTAGCCATCAACGACGTTCATGACTGAGTTGGGCTTTAGCCTCTGCATCATAGATCGAGGCTAAAGCCCAGCTCGTACCAAAGGAGTACGTTCTATGGCACTAGAAACGCTGACAGTTCAAAAAGTGACCAGGGACGGCGCAGAGATCACGCTACAGAGCGCAACGATCGCTGGCGGCTTCCAATTTCCGAACAACGGCAAAACGTTGCTGTACTTTGAGAACGATGCCCTCGACTGCGAACTGATCTTTACGATTCCAACCGCGGTCGATGGCCAATCAGGGTTGACGAGGACTGTCGATGTGACTGCAGCTGAGTCATGGGTTATGGGTCCATTCCCTGTTGATCAGTACAATGACTCAGACGGCAACGTGTTTTGCACGCCGGAACAGGACATTGTAAGCCTTCTGGCCCTGGTATCACTGTAGGGCAAAGGAGATCTTTCTATGGCAGTCGAAACCCTCACAGTTCAAAAACTGACCCGAGATGGCAAAGTAGTGTCGCGACAGAGTATCACGACCCTCGACGGTTTTAAGTTTCCGAACAACGGCAAAACCGTGCTTGCGGTCGCGAACGATGCAGGCGCTCTTGTGCTCATCTTTGACATTCAAGTATCTGTAGACGGGCAGACTGGTCTGACTCGGACGGTTACGGTAACCGCGAGCGAAGACTGGGTTCTTGGCCCGTTCCCCGTCGATCAATACAACGATGCGGACGGTAATGTAATTGTAGCGGTCGATGCGGACTTAGCAACCGCAACAGCCGCGGTCTCGTTCTAGTACGAAAGGGGCTGTGCGATGGCGGCGACTGATGCTCAGATTGCCCAAGTTAAGAGGATGACGAACACTGCAGCTCTATCGGAATGGACCAATGAGCTGATAGGATCGTATATCGAAAAGTACGCCCTGGTTGACGAAAGGGGCGAAATTCCATATACGTGGGATACATCAACAAGTCCTCCTACACAGGATGACAACGATGACTGGATTCCTACGTACGATCTGCCCTCAGCAGCAGCCGATGTCTGGGGAGAACGCGCTGCTACGGTCACTGAGGATTTCACTTTCTCAGCGGACGGCGGAAAGTACAATCTTTCAGACGTCATCAAGCACTTCGAGGGGCGAGAGCGGTATTACAGGAGCCGTAGGGCAAAGGGAACAAGTAAATTGATCATGTTTCCTAAGCCCTCAATCAGCGCGGAAGACTACATCGGTAACGTGAACGATCCGTACGCATAGAGGTGGTAGATGCTTCCCTTCAGTGCACGAACTCTAACTAGGATGAGAGAAGTACAGGACGGGCATATGCAAGACGTTTGCCGCATCCTTGAATGGAGTACGACGTGGGAGGATACAGACGCGTATGGCATCCCGGTGGATGGGTGGGTAACGCTTTTGGAGTCGCCTTGCGGTCTTCGACTATATTCTCCGAAAGAGATCCAAGCGAGTGGGAAAGTGCCGATCATCCAAGGCGAACTCCGACTCCCCGTTGCCACGGAGGTAGATACACGCAATCGAATCAGCATCACGGAACGATACGGTGAGACACTGAAAGAGCCGATGCTGTTCGATATCGAAGGACCTGCACGTCGCGGGCCGTCAGGCGTCGTGGTCTTTCTACGTACGGTCGATGAGGATGCAGCAGGAGTGTACAACGAGCGAAGGACGGATGAATAGCTATGGCTGAAGGAACAGTGAACTGGTACGAAAAGGATGCTCTCCTTGAGGTCGACAACGCTACCGATGACCTGGTAACGAAATTGGCGTTTCTTGTTGAAGGATACGCTAAAGTCGAGGCTAAAGTCGATACAGGCTTTATGAGGAACGCAATCTACACAATTCCAGCCACTGCTCCTCCACGCGATACAGGCCCTTCGAGCGGCTCATATAAGAGTGAAGTGTCTGGCGAGATGGTGGAACGACGCAGAGTGAACGAAGTGCCAAAGCTTCCTCCTACTACGGCCGCTGTGCACGCTGCAGCCGAGTATACGATCTATCGTGAAATGGAAGACCAGTTCCTGTACAAAGCCCTCGAAAAAGTTCGAGGAGACACGCCCAGTGTCATTCGCGAGGTTGGAAGATCGCTATGATAGATATCCAAGCCACAGTACGCGCATACCTTGTTCAACGACCTTTAGTATATGCTCTGACGGGTGAGCGCATTTGGGCTGGACGTGCTGTACCGCCAAAAGGCTACAAGCCTCAAGATGGTTCAGCGATAGCGTTTCAAGTTCGTGGCGGTA